ATGGCTTTTCAAACCGCATCGGGTTATGGGAATCTACCTAACGGTAACTTCTCTCCCGTAATCTATTCCAAGAAAGTACAACTTGCTTTTCGCAAGAGTACTGTAACTGGGGATATTACTAACTCCGATTATTTCGGTGAGATTGCTGCTCAAGGTGATACTGTAAAGATCATCAAAGAACCAGAAATCTCTGTTAGTGCATATGCCCGTGGCACACAAATAACTGCACAAGATCTTGAAGATGATGATTTTTCACTTGTTGTCGATAAAGCAAACTATTTTGCTTTCAAAATGGACGACATTGAAGAAGCTCATTCTCACGTTAACTTTATGCAGTTAGCAACTGATCGTGCTGCATATCGACTAGCTGATCAATACGACCAAGAAGTTCTTGGCTATTTATCTGGCTTTGCACAGTCTTCTCTGCACTCAGCAGCGGATACTGCAAACTCAACTGTAAGCGGCTCTAAAGCTGTATCATCTGCAGGTTCTGATGAACTATTAAGCTCTATGAAAATTATCAAGAGTTCAATGGGTAACATCACAACATCTTCTGCTGGTGATCATTCTATACCACTTGCAGCAAGACTACCTGGTGCAACTGCACTACCAACAGCGACTGCTTCACCTTTAATGGTAGTAGCTCGTATGGCTCGTTTATTGGATCAACAGCAAGTTGATACACAGGGTCGTTGGCTTGTAGTAGATCCTGTATTTATGGAGCTTCTTCGTGACGAAGATTCAAGGCTTCACAATGCAGACTTCGGTGCTACAGGTAGCTTACGAAACGGTCTAGTTTTAAATAACTTAGGCGGTTTCCGCTTGTATCAATCAAGCAATCTACCATCGGTTGGTACTGGTCCTGGAACTACAGGTTCAGCCAATCAGAACTCAAACTATGGTGTAATTGTGGGTGGTCACGATTCTGCTGTTGCTACTGCCGAGCAGATCAACAAAACAGAAACATATCGTGATCCAGATTCATTTGCGGATATTGTCCGTGGAATGCATTTGTATGGTCGAAAAATTCTTCGTCCAGAGGCTCTCGTTACTGCCAAGTACAACGCAGCGTAAGGGAGGACTAAAATATGGCTACGTATGATATGACATCTTCTGCCACTGATGGCGTAGGTGCTAATGTTACTGCTGTTCCAACTGTTGTTGGTAATACAGTACGTACTGTTGAAGCAATCCTAGACATAGACGCTATGGTTGCTGCTGGAACTTCTCCTGCTAACGGAGATGTGTTTCAACTTCTAGAGATCCCTGCTGGCTCAGTTATTATCTGTGCTGGTGCGGAAATTATGAAGTCATTCACAAGTTCCTGTACTTGTGATATTGATTTCGGTGGTGGAGATGACATCATTGATGGTGCTGCTATTGATGCAGCAGCAGGTACATTCCTTGCAAAAGGAACAAACGGTGAAGCAAATGTGGTAAACACAGGTGCTGCATCTACTTTCGCATCCGAAGCTTTGGCTTGCGTAAGTGCTGCTGATACTATTGATGTAACAATCGCAGGTGCAACTCCTGCAACTGGACGCTTACGAGTGTACGCAGTTGTGGCTGATGTATCTTCTGCTCACAAAGAAGCAGCAAGTGCAGCTAGAGATCTAGCTTAACATTAAGTAATTGAAGGGGCAGGGAGACTTGCCCTTTCATTTAACTAGGAGTTAATATGGCTGAAACATATCTTACATTGACTAATAAAGTAATAGCTAATTTAAATGAAGTAGCATTGACTTCATCAAACTTTTCCTCTGCAAGGGGTATACAAATACAATGTCAAAATGCTGTAAATGAAGCTATTAGGTATATTAATCAAAAAGATTTTAATTATCCTTTTAATCATGCAACTGCTACAAAAACATTAACAGCAGGAGTTGTAAGATATACAGCACCTACTTCTACTAAATTAATAGATTATAACACAGTTAGACTTGTCAAAAATTCTACCTTAGGCAATTCAGGTTATAAACTAATACAAATGAATTACAATCATTATATAGATAAACACATAGATCAAGAAGATGAAATAAACACAACTACTTTAGATGGTTCACATACTGATTCTGTAACAACTATAACAGTTGCAAGTACTTCAGGTTTTGATAGTAGTGGTACTCTATATATTGGAAATGAAATAGTTACCTACACAGGTACATCCAGTACTACTTTTACAGGAGTTACTAGAGGTGCATCTAGTACAACTGCTGCAGCACATTCTAGTGGAGTAACTGTAGCTCAGTTTGATAAAGGTGGTATACCAACACATATTATTAGAACACCTGATAATAATTATTTAATCTACCCATATCCTACAAAATCTTATAGTATAAAATTTGATTACTATACATTTGCTTCTGATTTATCTGCACATGATGATACAACAACTATTCCTGATAGATTTAGTTATGTTATTGTAGCAGGGGCTACTGCTTTTGTTTATCAATACAGAGGTGAAACAGATCAATATCAATTAAATATGCAAAGATTTGAACAGGGTATAAAAAATATGCAAGCTTTACTAGTTAATAGGTTTGAATATTTAAGGTCAACATATCCTTTAGGTCATTCAAATAATGTTAAATCAATAGCACTAAGAGTATCTTAATATGCCAGATAGTTCAAGAGTAAATCCTGTAGCATTTAATTGTGAAGGTGGGTTAATTTTAAATAGATCTACATTTTTAATGCAATCAGGCGAAGCGTTAGAATTACAAAACTTTGAACCGGATATTGGTGGTGGCTATAGAAGAATAAGTGGTTTTAAAAAGTACATTAACCATATAGTTCCGCAAACATCTGCTTCTTCTGAGTCTATACTTATGACTACTGTATTTGCTAATAAAGTAATAGCGGCTAGAGGAGAAAAGATATGGAGTTCTGCATCAACTACTATAACTGTGGCTATAGCTTCAGGAACAGGTATGACAGGCTCAGGCACTATAACAGTAGATAGTACTTCAGGGTTCTCATCTAGCGGTACGCTACAAATAAGTGATGAAATATTTACTTATACAGGTGTAACATCTACTACCTTTACAGGTGTAACAAGAGCAACTTCTAGTACATCTGCTGCTGACCATGCTGTAAAAGATATAGTTTCAGAAAGTTGGACAGTAAGAGATACAGGAAGAACAAATGCAGCAAAGTATTCTTTTGAAAAGTTTAACTTTGATGGTAATGATAAAATAATTGTTGTCGATCAAACTAACGCACCTACAGTTTTTAATACTTCTTTGTCAGCTACTGATGTTAGCGAAAGTAGTGTTTCAGGTGCAAAACATGTAGTAGCTTTTAAAGGTCATATGTTTTATTCTGGTATGTCAAGCACACCACAAGAAATAGTATTTAGTCAACCTTTTGATGAAGACGCTTTTAGCAGTGGATCAGGTGCAGGTAGTATTAAGGTTGATGATACTGTTGTAGGAATGAAAACATTCCGTGAAGATTTATTTATATTTTGTGAAAATAGAATATTTAAATTATCAGGTACAACTTCTGCAAACTTTGCTATGACACCTGTAACTAGAAACATTGGTTGTGTAAATGGTAATACAATACAGGAATTTGCAGGAGATTTAATATTTCTTGGGCCTGATGGTTTACGTACTGTTGCAGGTACAGCTAGAATTGGTGATGTTGAATTAGGTACAATTAGTAGAAACGTGCAACCACTATTTGATGATCAAATTATTAATTCATCAATTTTTGAAAGTGTTGTAATACCAAATAAATCTCAATATAGAATATTTTTTACAAAAGATGGACAAGATGTCACATTAACAAAAGGTGTTATTTGTGTAAGAAAAGGGGAAGCTTATGAGTTTTCTGAATTAAAAGGCATAAAACCTTCATGCACAGATACTACAGTAGATACAGGAGATGTTATAGTATTACATGGAGATTTTTCTGGATACGTAAATAGGCAAGAATTAGGTAATGATTTTGATGGTACTATTATAGCAGGTAAGTATAGAAGTCCAGATTTAAGTTTTAATGACGTAGGCATTAGAAAACATATGCAAAGAGTAGTAGTTAACTATAAACCTGAATCAGCTATTGACGCAGACTTATTTTTAAGGTATGATCAGGAATCAGCAGACTCACCTAGACCTGCTGCATATCCATTAGATTCATCAAGCGTTACTGCTCAATATGCAACAGCTACAT